GCCGGTGTCCTGCACACTAAGAGCATGTCCACAAACAATTACCCCTGAATTATAAGCAGCGAGGTTATTGGCAATTAATGTTCCGGTTTGAGCGTTGATATTGCCGGTAGTTATTAAATTATTGGTAAGTAAATCTAAAGTGCCATTATTAAGAAGCTGCATTCTCTTTATAGCATTTGTACCGAATTTTAAAGTTGAACTACCATAAGCCCATACATAGGCTTCATTTGTACTATTATTAAAGCCAAAATTAACAGCATCAGTACCATTATTTTGTACTAATAAACCGGTATCAGTGCTACTTGCGTTAGTATTATTTATTGTTATTTCATAACTAATACTACTTGTCGTTATTAAATTAGAAAAACTAGGAGCGTTCCAAGTACCATCGCCTCTTAAATAAAGAGAACTATTTGCTGGATAACCATTTAAACGATTGATATTTAATTGGCCACTGGTATTTGAATTGATATCAAATACCTTAGTATTAACAAAGTTTTCAGTAGCAACGCTATACCAGCTACTTCCGTCAAAAAACTCAAGCTTCATTATTTAAACCTATTTTACTTCTCGCCTAGAGACTGGTGTTAAATCTGAGCATTCCAGCAGTTAGAGTAGTCGGTCTCTGCACGGTTGTTCCGGTTGGAATAGTAACTGATGCAGTGCCTGGTAGTACAGGGTTAGAACTAAGACTTATCGTTGCAACACCATTAGTAATGGTAACAATTACTTGATTTGTAGTTCCTAAAATATTTGTAATACCACTTTGAGCTAATTTAGCAAAGGTAATGCTATCTGTCCCGACAGTTGCAACGGCTCCGGTAAGCATCCATGATGTTACGGCATTTACTGTCCCGCTAATTACATCGATAGTCTTACCTCTGACCATTTGGGACGGGGAATCAAAGTCGGTAGCTCTTGTTAATACCCAGTTAGTTGTAGTAGAACCGATATTAGTTACCGTATATATTCCGTTTTGTAAGGCTGCTGTCTGATCTTTAACTAGAACCCTGTTACCTGCAGCTAAAGTAACTCCATCAATAACAAGTGCGGTTTGCGTTCCTGAATTAGTTAAAGTAGCTCCTACCCCGCTAGTACCATTCGCATAAGTAGCCGTTAAATTGCTAGTCGTTGCTGCCAAAGTCGCAGGGACACTACCTATAGTATTTAAAACCCAGTTTTCAGTAGCAAGGGTAAACCAGTTTGTGCCGTCGGTAATTTCCGGTTTTCCAGTAGATGTCGGTAATGGTGCTTTTAAATTCTTGTCATTTAAGTTATCGGTCATTTTAAGTCTCCTATAATTAATTAATAAATTTTACCATAAAATCAAAGTGAAGTATTAAACCTGATCATTCCGGGAATTAGGGTAGTAGGTCTTTGCATGCTGTTACCTGCAGGCATAGTCATTGAGCCATTACCAGTAAATGTCGGATTAGGTTTAAATGTTGTCACAATCGGATTACTTAATAACCCACTACCAGTTACATCTCCTTGCAGAGTTAATCCGGTATTTAAAAGGGTATTTAAGTAAGTTTGAGCTTGGGTAGCACTGTTAGCTGCATTCGTTGCCGATCCACTTGCGCTGCTTGCAGAATGACTGGCATCAGAGGCACTCGAGGAAGCATCAGATGCCGAACTTGATGCACTACCTGCTGAAAGCCCAGCAGCAAGTGCTGAGCCGGCCGCTGCTCCAGCTGATATTCCTGCAGCTCCTGCAGAAACACTAGCTTCACCGGCAGCGGCGGTGGCTTCTGCTGCTGCTCCCGTAGCCTCTGCCGCCGATGCGGTAGCTTCACCTGCACTCGTTGCCGCCTCGCCTGCTGATGTTGCTGCTTCTTCCGCTGAAGTAGCAGCTTGTTCTGCGTACTGCTGGCATTGTTGCTCTATTTCTTCTAATTGCTGGATAGTTGCATAATCTTCACCAGCAATTGCAATTGCAAAGGCTCCGCCGGCAACAATCTTGGCCATTCCAACTCCAAGCTCACTTAAAACTTGAGCCTGAGTCAAAGTAGCATTCGGAGTTTTTATTATGTAAGTAGCATCGGTTGGAGCAAGGTTTAACTGGACTTCTACCGGTCTGTTTGCCCCGTCTCCTTGCCAGACTCTTCCATTAGTTAAGGAGGGTAGATTTGCAATATCTATAGTTTGCCGTGCTTCCGGCACGTTATTTAAACCTCCCATCAATAGTTGATTCTCTAGGATGGTAGCAGCAACAATCGCTCCTGTTCCTGTGCTGCTCGTCTGCATCCAGGAACCTGCCGTTAGATTTGATAGAAATTGTGAGCCAGGCATTAATGTTTGTAGTACGCTGTTACCTTTTCCAAGAATAAAATTAGCACTAAAAAACCTGAAGTTAATTAGGGCAATATCTCCTTCTACCACTAACAAGGCATTAGATTCTTCCGGTCTATTGCTATCTGTGCCGTGCCAGATTTTACCTCCTGAAATAACAATTGGATTAGTTGGATCAAGAGGATTAGGCACGTTAATGCTTGTAGTTCCTAAATTTGGTAGGTTATCAATGGTAATGGTTTGCTGCGCTGTGGCAATATTTTCATTATTGCCTATGAATAATTGACCTGAAGGCAAGGTAGTACTTAAATAATCTTCTCCAGGGACAGCAATTTGTATAACGCCGTCATTGTTCTTCATTAAACCATTATTTAGCTGCATTAGTGCTTGAGCATTTGGAAGGTCAGAAGTTGGTTGTTGCAAGATATATGTAGCATCCTTTGGTGCTGATCCTCCGCCAGCATCGATAAACGATAGAATACCATTGCCGTTTGTTGCTATTACCTGCCCGTTAGTTCCATCCTGCAGCGGTAATCTCCAGATGGTGTTTTGAGTTAAATTACCCGCAGTAAAGCCAACATAATAATCATTAGAGGGATTACTCCATTTTAGCCTATTAGTAATAATATCTTCAGTATTAGTGATGCTGGCAGAGTTAATGCCTGTTGCATATATTGTATAAAGCTCAGCAGTCCCGCCGGTAATAACAGGAGACAAAATACTTTCAAAACTAGCCTCTTTTGCATATAAATAGTTAATTGGGGTTAATCCTTCTCCTCTATTAGCTAGCGCTATAAAAGCTGCTTTTTCTCTATCAAAACCCGGATTAAAATTATTAGCCATTACTTTAGAACTTAATTTGGTGCAACGATTCCAAACGCTCTCGTGCGTCTATGTTACTAACACTCTGACCGGCAAAATCAGGTAAAACAGGGGGTATATCATCACTTGTAAAGTTGATATCTTCTAAAATAACAGGCGAACTATTACCAATTGCCTCAGGGCCTTGCGGCGTCTCTATCCCAAACGGGCGAGGATTCTGCAGGGCTTTCGGATCACCTTTTATTTGCGGTGGCCGATTCTGCTCGTTTGGCTCATCAACAAAAGGACGCCCGACTATTGCTCCCGTCCAGACTAATTGATTACCGCGCCATTCATATTGCTTAACTAGATCAGACCTGCTAAAGGGAAACCCTGAATAATCGCAAGTTCCAATAGGTTCAATTACGTCCTTTCTAACGTAATCTCCCATTTGCGTATTTACAGGGATAACTTTTAAGCTAGTTGCCATATACCTCCAGTTTAAGCGGTACTTCCGTTGTATTATTAATCACTGCCGGATTTAAAGTTTCCTGATATCTGATTTTTAAGCCTTCTTCTTTTTCAGGAGCATATTGTGCTGCTAGAATGCTAGCGAGTCCATATATTAGAGGAGTATAAAAATATGATGGGATATCTACGCTTTGCGTGTAATTCTCTAGCGTTTCTATACTACTTTGACCGCTATACATTATTAAATTATACATTGGAGCAGCAGTCTGCCATATATACAGGGATGGAGTCCGCTGGTAGTCAACGTAGTAAATAGTAGGCCTGCCGATTTGCGATTTATTGGGATAGGTTAAATATTCATATCTGGATACCTCGCTCATGTTAGTATCCTGACTTACACTATTAAAATAAAGTTCTTCAATATCGAGTGTGTATCCTCCTGTTTCTCTAATTCTATATGCCCTTGCATAAATTGGATCAGGTACATAAAACCATGAAATTACATGTGCTTGATATGGATATAATGGAGGAGGGGTAAAAACAGGAAACCAATTTATCGTATCCTGTGATGCTTCTAAAACTAAGCTATATGGACGATTAGAAACATAACTTTGAATGCCGATAATGCTGATTTGCTTTGTAACTCCCAGACCATAATCATAAGAAATATTGCCGTTTTGAACGTCTTGTGTACATCTAGTCAGTGGATTACCATCAAAAGCATAAGCAGCAATTCCTCTGCCGTTTCCATCATAAGTATTGCCTGTGTTTGATTGCGGTGTTCCATTTAATTGTCTTACGTTGCTTCTTAAGAATACCTGAAATATTTTAGTAATGTTGCTTGGCAGAAGGTAGGATGCTTGCCCCGGAGTTAAAAAAACAGGATTTAATTTTAGTGTCCATAAATTGACATTAGAGTTAGCCCAATCACTTAAAATAAAATTGATAATATTAAGTGCTGAATTATATTGTTCGGCAGTTACCATGCTTAGAGGCATGCCGATTAACTCATAAGCCTTTCTGATAATCAGCTCTCCTTTTATGTTACTAAAGCTATAACTTCCACTAGTTGCTGGCACTTTACTTACCTTTATTTTACTTATGAAATCCTTCTAAAGTTTGAGCAAGATTAGCTTCTTTTTTTATTAAAGAATTTTTAGAATGTTCTGCTCGTTCTAATTTTGTTTCAGGTATTTTTTTACCTTGCGGAACATTTAAAGCCTTATGGAGACCTCCTTTATGTTTTATAGCAGTATTAATCCAATCTTTTTTACCACGCATAATATGAATCCTTTTATAGTTGTAGGAATTGGCATTTTAGAATCGAGTTATTAGCATTTGTGCCAATTTTAATGAGTAAATTGGAAGCTAAAGAATTATACTGTATTAATGCAGATGCCGTAGCGGCAGCGGCGGGAGCTGCAAAATTACTATTAGCTGCAGACGTTAAGTCATCATATTTTCCCATGCCTAAATTATTCTTTAGCGATAAAAACACCTGATAAGTAGCAGGGTTAGCTGTTGCTGCTACGATATTTAAGGCATAGCTTATAGAAGAAGTATTGGTCTTAGCGATGTTTAATAGAATCATTGGAAAATAACCAACGGAGGCAACGCCGACTTGAACGGTAGAAGCTGTAGTATTATTTGGAATTATCTGCGTTACAGTATCAAAGCAGTTAACACTTGTAACTGTGTTTGCATTTGGTCCAGTTAAGGTTTCACTAATAAAAACCCCATTCTGATAACCGGTAATAAGAAAATTAATCGCTCGTAAATCTGCTGCTGAATTAAGCGTAACTCTTGGAACAATGCCAAAATCATCAACAAAGTTAACTATTCTTGTGGTTTTATTAACATAAGAACCATTGAGCAGCAGCGGAGTATTTGCAGTTAGTGCTTGGAAAAGCGATATGCCATTGACAACTGGAGTAGGCCAGTTATATTCGTAGAATTGGGACATAATTTTCTCCTAATTTTAAGTTCTTTTACAAAACATGGAAGCACTTGGCTCATTAAAGCTTAAGTGCTTCTTTTTTTATAAGGTTTAAGCTGTAGAACCTTGTGCGCCAATTATTCCAAGAGGAGTAAACATACCAAAAGAATAACGACCAGATGCAAGTACTGACATGGTTTCAGTTACGGGATCGGTTGTTACGTTTACTTTAAGCGGACGTCTTACGAAATGCTTACGACTTCCCTTAACGTTAGTTAATCCAAACCAGTTGCTAGGACTTGTTAAGAAATGGCTTACTTCATAACCTTGCGGAATAGCCTTCATGTTATAAAGTGCGTTTATATCGTTATTAGCCGTTCCTGTTCTAAATACAGATTCAAGTAACCTGCAACCTGAGAACATTAAATCTTGTGGAAGTAGCAATCTCTCAATTTGAGCATTAATTAGCAGTCCTGCTTGATCTTTCATTTTACCCGCTAGTATTACTGCCTGCTCAACGCCTGCCTCACTAAAGTCGACATTAATATTAACGCCGTTATATGCCCCAACTCTGTTAGAATAAACACCTCCGTCGTAAGGCTGAGAACCGGAGCAAAGAGGTTGTCCGTTGGCTTGAGCCGCTGCTACGTTAAATGCCTGGTTAAAAGGGTTCATGGCTACTACTTCTCTGGTTTGTTCATAAGAAGTAGTAAGCGATTTAGTACCATTAAAGAACTGATCGGCATAAAGATCATCTTCCATGGCAATATTGGTAATCTGAAAACCGAGGGCAAATTCCCGGTGGACAAATTCATAAATAAACCGCTCGGCCATACTATCCATTTTAATAGGAGCACCTTGGGTTTTCTCAAGAGCGTAGCCAGTGCCTCTAATATCAACCAACCTTTCAGTATGTTTGACAGAATTAGCCTGTTCATAGATTTTGGTATATTCCCCCTTAAACCGATCATACTGAGATTTTACCTCATAAAGACCTGGCCAAAGCAGACTTGGAATATCACCGGTTGTTATAATAGACATAATTAATTACCTTTATTT